TGATTATTTAATAAATTTTGCAGCCAATTCTTTTGTCGCATGTAGTTGGGATATGCCGGTTCAGGTTTTTGATACGAACGCCATGGGAGTTATACGCTGTTTAGAGGCCATTAGAAATTTTCAGCCGAATTGCCGCTTTTATAGCGCCGGAAGTAGTGAAGAGTTCGGTAACATAGACTATTCTCCTCAAGACATGCTTCATCCCATGAAGCCCCGCAGTCCTTACGGGGCGTCAAAATGCGCGGCGCATCATATAGTCAAAGTATATCGAGAATCTTATGATATGTTTGCGGTTCACGGTTTATTATTTAATCATGAAGGGGTAAGACGCGGAGAAGAATTTGTTACTAGAAAAATTACGATGGGAGTAGCGAGAATTTATCATAACATTTTCGACGTGGAGAACTGGAGGGCCCGTCATGGAGATGCAGCGCGGTTTGAACCAATTGAGCTAGGAAATGTTGATGCTAAAAGGGACTGGAGCGACAGTGAAGACTTCGTTAAAGGAATTTGGCTGATGCTCAATCAAGATAACCCCGCAGATTACCTACTGGCTAGTGGAGAGATGCACTCTATTAGGGAGTTCGTGGAAAAAGCCTTTAGTATTGCTGACCTCAAAGGTCAGTGGGAAGGAGAAGGGGTAGACGAAAAATACATACATGATAATCACCACAGAGAAGTTCTTGTTAGAATTAATCCAGAGTTTTATAGACCAGCAGAAGTGGAATCGTTAATGGGAGACCCAACTGAAGCTCATAAAGAATTAGGCTGGAACCCAGAAGGAAATATTGATACGTTAGTGGAGAAAATGGTAAAGCATGATATCGAATCATATAAAAAGCCCGACAGATTATCATAGATTGATCGTTAATCAATTTTGTGAATACGAAAAGGGGACTTATGGCGCAAAATTAAACGAAGCCATAAAAGTATACAACCTTCACCCTGATCCAGAATTTTGGGATTGGATGTTTATTAATTGTACCTTTAAAGTTCAAAGCTTGTCTTATTTCTCCTCTCCAGAAGGCTTAGAGTTCCTTAGAACAAAGAAAAGGTTGATGGAGTTTGACCCCAAATCAAGCTTGACAAATGTAGAGCTTCATGGTAAATTAGGAGAAGATAAAGTAATTAAAAAGAAAAAAAATCTTTTAGATTTTATACGAGATGGCGAAAAAGAAAGCTAGTAGTTCAAGCGTATCTCCCCAGCAGCAAATTCAAGCATACCTTGAGCAGCATAAGGGGGATCATTATAACTTTGAAGAGGAGAGAACTTATAACGTCTCCAGTGGAAGCTTGTTGTTGGATATCGAGATGGGGGGAGGAATTAAACCGGGGATCATACGAGCCTCAGGAGTATCCGAAGGAGGTAAGACCTCCTGCGCTCTTGCGTTCGCCCGCAATTTCCAAAAAATGGATAACGCAATGGTTATCTACATTAAAGCCGAGGGTAGGCTATCGAAAGATATGATAGAAAGGTCAGGGGTAGATACTAGTGAAGAAAAATGGTTTGTTTATAAATGTAATGTATACGAAAGTGTTATTGATTTTATGCGGCAGATGGTCAAGGATAATCCTAGCGACACAAGATACATGTTTATTATTGATTGTATGGATGCTCTTATACCTAGGGGTGATTTAGAAAAGGGCGCGGACGAGGCCATTAAGGTAGCGGGAGGCGCGTTACTTAGTTCAGACTTTCTTAAACGGATGGCTCTTGGTCTGGGCATTCGCGGTCACATATGTTATATGATATCTCAAGTGAGAACCAAGGTCTCTATTAATCCTTACGAGAAGACAGACCCAAAACTTACAAATGCCTCTGGAGGAAACGCTATGCTACATTATAGTGATTGGATCTTAGAGTTTCAGCAGCGTTGGAATAAAGATTTAATAACGACTCAGCCCAGCGGCAAGGGTGAGCAGCTAGGCCACTGGTGCAGGGTAATCTTTCGTAAGTCTACTAACGAAAAGACCGGCGTAGAAGTCCGTTACCCAATTAGGTACCATGCCCAATCAGGAAAGAGCATATGGGTAGAGTACGAAGTAGTGGACATGTTAATTGCTTGGGACATGGCTAAGGCGAAGGGCGCGTGGGTTACAATCTCAGACGAACTGGTGGAGGAAGTGTTAAAAGAAACTAAGATTGAGCTCAAGAAGCAGCATCAAGGCATGGATAACTTACGCAAATACTTTGAAGAAAATAAAGAGATAGGTAAATATTTATTTAAAAAATTTAGAGAAGTGCTTAAAAAAGCATAACATATATTACAGGCTCTGACGTTAAATCGAGTAAAAATAGGTGGAGTTCAAACGCCTCCACTTCGTCAGGGCCTACAAATTTAATAAAATGGAATCCCTCTTACTAAGACCGTTCGTTAACGAAGACAAATCCCAATTGTCTGAGCTATACTCTCAGGAGTGGGAAACAAATATCACAGAAGAGATTTTATCTAAATTCTTTTTGAACGACAACTATTTATTTGTAGCGGAAGAAAATTATAAAATAATAGCTAGCGCAAATCTACACCTGCAATATAAATTGATTCATTACGGGGGCGTGATGGGATATATAGAAGATGTGATAGTATCGAACGAACATAGAGGGCGGGGGATAGGTAAGAAAATAGTCTCTAGATTATTAGAGGAAGCAAAAAATAAAAAATGCTACAAGGTGGCCCTTTTATGCGATAAAGGTTTGGAAAAATTCTATTTAGGCTCAAAACTAAAAACGCAAGAAAAATTTGCCATGGAAAAAGTGTTTAAAGAGAACTTCACTTATTAAAATGAAGAGGGCCTGTAAAATAGTTACGTCTTACTTTGGAAACAGGAGAACGACCTCAAGAGACCAGTGGAAGGTTTACAACGAAAACCCCGAGTTGCATTTTAATGACCAGATGGAGCGTTTTAAAGACATGATTGATGACGAAAAATCTACAGACGCCGGGGTAGAATTTGATACGATTATTGTTAATCATTTATTAAGTAGCGAGCTAGGGTTAGGTGTAGGGATGTCCCTTTACGAAAAAGCTAATGATAAAGTGATAGAGTTTTTAAATTCAATAAATAATACGCAGACGAAAAACGGAAGGATCATCACGTTAAACAGGCCTCACAACAATGGAGAAGGATTCGGATTTAAATCAAGAGACTATGCATTTAAGAAATACCAAGATAATTATGAATATTGGTTTTTCGTAGAAGATGACGTAAATTTTTTTTATGACGGATACTATAAAAAATGTATTGATATTTTAGAAAAAGATAAAAACGTAGCGTATGTTTGCACCTGCCACAACGAGGTCGAAAAAAGACCTGCTCGTCATTGTCATGGAAGCGTAGGCTGCACACATATTCGTTTTTTAAGGGAGCTAATTAAGTTAAATGGATGTATACCTTATCCTAATAATGATACCTATAAGGGCGCAGAGATGCAGGGCGAAGTAGAAGGAACGAACATTTATGTTAGGATGGGCTACTCTTTACAGGCTGTAGGAGAGATCGTTCATAAGCCCAAGTATTGGACTAACTATGAATGGAAGTATCACGATCGCGCTCAGCGCCGCAGAGGGGAGTGGACAGGAGTAAGTGACAGAGATAAGTGATTGTGTTACCTTACCCCTGTGAGGCTGTATAATGTTAAGGGAAAACTTCAATCTAGACTCGTTACTAAGTATCTTATTGACTGGGATAAGAAGTCTCGTTCGAAAATTCAGTTCAAAGTTAAGCAGTTCTTAAAGTCTTACTGGGAAAATCATGTAGTTTATGAGGAGTTCCCTGTTTATGGGACCCGAATGCAGGTAGATCTACTAAATGCTACAAAAAAAATAGCGGTTGAAGTACAAGGCGCACAACATTCTTCCTTTAATGTCTTTTTTCACAATAACTCCAGAGCCAAGTATTTAGCGTCCATTAAGAGGGACTATATGAAGGCCCAATGGCTAGAGAAAAACGGCTTTAATCTGATTGAAATAGAAGAACACGAAGTCCCTCAATTATCAGAAGAATTTATTGTAAAAAACAGCATAAAATTAATATAATTAATGAGGGAATATAGAGTTTTAAGATATGGCTTGTGCGGATAAAACATGTTTATGGATTTATAGAATAAAGTATGATTGCTCGGCTAATAAGTTCGTCATGGCCGGGACCAAGCAAACGACTGGCGCGGAGGACGGCCAATTCTTATATACAGCTACGTGGAAGGACGTACTAGGAGTTGATCATTCCATTGAGCTTCGTAATTCCCCGAAGGTTGAGTTCGTATATTTAGCGTGTGATGATGAGTATTCAGAAGGCGTCGTTGAGGAAAACGGTGGAGCAATTACTGAAGAGGTAACGGGATGGGAAGAGTCCGGCGTGGCTAAAAACTGGGTAAAATCGTTTCTTATAATCGATAAACATCCTCCCGGCAAACATGGAACGAATACTACACCCGGATATGGGAACCCTTGGGGCGCAAATCAAATAAACGCCGCCGCGCCCGATTCGCCCAAGCCCGTAAATACAGTTGTGCCGTATCAGTACAAGGCCTCGACACACCACGACTGCGTAGACCAAAGCGCTACTATTACGGACGCGCCTTATGATAATGACGATAACGTATGTTCTTGTGACATGACTCGAGAGGAGTCGCAGGTTTACAGTAATATAACCTATACGTGGAAAATAGCTGATCATTTTACCGCGACTGGGGTAAAGGCGGTGACTGCAGATGTTATTCAAATCGAAATGGGTGGACATTGGGATGTTGATACCTTTACAAGTCTTTTAGACCCGTCGTTCCCGGGAGATTATTTTGAATGCCAAACCCCTACGCCTTCGCCTACGCCCACGCAGACCCCGAGTGCGACGCCGAGTCCCACGAGGACACCGTCGGTGACGCCTTCACCAACAGCGAGTCCTACGAGGACACCGTCGCCGACCCCGAGTCCTACGAGGACACCGAGTCCCTCGGCAAGCCCCACAGCGACGCCGAGTCCCACGAGGACACCGTCGCTGACATCGAGTCCTACGGCAAGTCCTACAGCGACCCAGACCGCTACGCCTACATCGACGCCCGAATGTGCGGGTACAGCGAATGGTGTTACTAGCGGTACGTTTTTTATTACTTTAGCAGGCTCTCCAACGGAGTTTGCTATGACGCCCTTGGGGAGTCCATCGGCGGGGGCAATAAGGAGTCCTAATTTAAAACTTGGACTAAATTGTCCTTATATTTTTAAAAAGTCCGGCGGAGGAACGGCCGCTAGTAATAAAGAGTTTAGAATCAAATCTGGGGATAACGCCGGTTGGACTGCGGCTGATGAACTTTCCGCGGCCGGCAATGACGGAGCATCCCACGGTTATTCGAGAAACCAAGGCGTCGAGATCAAATTTACGCCTCTCAAAGCAGGAACTTATTGGTATTATTCTGATGATATAAGCGGAGGAGGCGGAGTCGCTGGGTATGGCGGAGCAGTAATACACGTATCTGCGGACTGTGAGTGCTCTACGCCGACGGCGACCTCTACTGGAACACCGACGCTGACTGCATCGCCATCAGCGAGCCCCACGGAGACTCCAACGCGGACGCCGAGCCCCTCGGCGACCCCGTCCCCCACGAGGACACCGTCGCTGAGTGCATCACCAACTCCGACTCCTTCGTCGACGGCTACTCCAACAGCTACCGACCCTTATACGGCTACGC